AGGTCAATCAATGCTGTTGTGTTAGCAGCAATGGCTGCATCTTTAAATAAATCAACACTGTCTAGTGTGATAGTGAATGTAGCAGCAGTTGCCGCCGAGTTAGTTACTGCTATATTTGTAACCACAGCAGTTGTTGCCGCTGGCACTGTGTAGAGGGTTGTACTTGAGGTCGCTGCAGCAGTTCTTGCTAGGACCTTGGAGGTTACAGCCATGAGTTACTGTTCCTTTCGGGAGGTATAGCGGATAGGTTAAGGCTTTTTTTAAGCCTGTGTGTCCTAAACCTATGCTAATGTGAACCCATGAATTTGGTGCATAAATCGGTTTCTCAGGGGGGCAAATTAGCGCCCCTAATTCTACCCCACTCAACTACCTCTGGTATGGGCTTAATGAATCCATCAATTTTTGTTGATGATGACGGTGATATTTTAGTAAATATTAGGCATGTAAATTACACCTTATACCATTCTGAAAAAGATCAAAAATTTTTTAGTCCTTGGGGCCCACTTTCTTATTTACATCCCGAAAAAGACCAACGATTAGTTACAACAAACTACCTAGGCCGTCTTGATAAGGATTACAACCTAATTAATTTTACTAAGGTTGATTACTCTAAGTTAGATGTTCCACCTATCTGGGAGTTTGTTGGTGAAGAGGATGTCCGCATCACTCAATGGGATGGCAATTATTATTTAATTGGTGTCCGTCGTGATACCACGCCCAATGGGCAAGGTCGCATGGAGTACTCCAAGATCGAATTAGATAAAACTACTTGGACAGCCACAGAAGTTCAACGAGTTCGTATTCCACCTCCTGTTGATGTTACATCCTACTGTGAAAAGAATTGGATGCCGATTCTTGATAAGCCTTATCATTTTGTTAAGTGGGCTATGCCTACCGAAATTGTTTGGGCTAATCCTGATAAGTCTGAATGTAAGCAGGTACTAGTAAAAGAAACTCCGTTAATTTTTTCTGATCAACGTGGTGGTACAAGTGTAATTGCTTGGGACGATTACTATATTGCCTTTACTCATGAGGTTGCACTTTGGAAAAATTATTTAAATCAAAAAGATTCCATGTATAGGCATCGCATGATCGTCTGGGATAAAGAATTTACCTTTGTAGGTATTACATCTCCCTTTTCTTTTTTAGATACACCTATTGAGTTTTGTGTAGGTGCTGCAATTATAGAGAAAAATTTGGTTTTAACTTTTGGTGTACAAGATAATTGTGCTTTTGTTCTCGAAGTGCCTAAGAAGATTGTCAACGGAATGATTACGGAGGCTATGTCCTATGGACATTAGAGAGTTAACTTTAAAATTAGCCGAGAATTCAGTTGATGTTGAGAATAATTTTAATCTTGCTACTGCCTATGAAGAACAACTGCAATACGCATCGGCTGCTGGATTTTATTTAAGGGCTGCTGAGTATGGGTATAAAACACACCCTTTAATTACCTACACCTCTTTGTTAAAGATGGCGTTGTGTTGGGGTGCTCAAGGAGATAGAAACCGAACCATATACAACAACATTATGCAGGCCATTACTTATCTACCAAATAGACCAGAGGCATATTTTTTGCTCTGTAGAATTAAAGAACTAAACAAGGAGTATCAAGAGTGTTATACCTATGCTGAACTAGGTCTGCTATTTGCTACTACTACCTATAATCAGCCACTGCCAGGATATGTTGAATACAACGGCTCATACTGCTTACTATTTGAGAAGGCTGTTGCTGGTTGGTGGATTGGGCGTAGAGATGAAAGTAAAACTCTGTTTCAACATTTGTTAGATAATTACGAGATGTCTCAAGAATATGTGAATGGATGTCTTAACAATATGAAGTTGTTTAACTAATGTTTCCTAATTGGTTTAAAGATGTAGAAAAGTACTTTAGACATGTGCCAAGTGTTCCACTTCGTGCACTGCAGATCGGCACCTACACAGGCGATGCTACGCAGTGGCTACTTAATAATCGAGAGATCGAATATCTAGATGATGTAGATACGTGGGAGGGCAGTGAAGAGACCGCCCATAAAGATTTAGATTTTGTTTCAGTAGAGGCTTACTACGATTCAAGATTCCCAAAGGATGGAAGAATCATAAAGCACAAGATGACCAGTGATGAGTTCTTTATTCGTAACGCTAGTTCATATAACTTCATATACATAGATGGCGATCACACCGCTCTGCAGACCGCTATGGATGGCTTGAATGGCTTTAGGCACCTGGAACCAGGTGGGGTGATGGCATTTGATGACTACCTCTGGAACTACGGCGGAGGAGAGTACAGGGAGCCCAAGAGGGGCGTGGATTGCGTTCTTAATCTCTGTAAAGGCGAGTACACAATGATTGAATCTGGATATCAGGTATGGATTGAGAAGTGCTAGTAGTTATCTATGGGAAAGGATTATGGCCCACTTGGCATGAGGCTCTTGGAACAGACTCTCCCTTTTGGAAAGGCTTCTCATCAATTGAGAAAGTTATAGAGGTTGATAAGTTAGATTTCCCTTTACAAGAAATTTGTAAAAATTACAACAAGTCCGTATTAATACCGCTATCGGTAGAAAACAATTTAAATCATCCAACAGGATGCCTTACCTTAGTCTCTTCAAAAGAAACTATAAATACTTTTCAAAACAAAGATTTGTTTTATAACTTTTTAGAAAGCAATGGTTTAAAAGAATACTTTCCAAAAACTATAGAAGTAACTTCATCTACCCCAGAGTTTCCATTCATAATGAAAAGATTAGATTTGTATGGAGGCGTAGGTGTAGCCTTAATCTGGGACCAAGAAAGATATGAGTGGGCTCTAAATAATCATCGCTTTAAAGGACAGCGTTACGTTGTACAGGAGTACATAGAAGGAGATGCGGAGTATGTAACGCAGGTTATGTGCAAAGATGGGGATCTACTTTGGCATTGTACCTTTGAAGGTCCAGTACCAAAAGATGGAAAGGTAAACATGGGACCTTTTGCAAATAAGATTATAACTATAGAACCAGAGGTTCTTGAAGTATTTCGTAAGATATTTAAACTGGCAAATTACAGTGGTCCAGCAAATGTAAACTTTAAACTCCGTAATGGTAAACCAGTTATATTTGAAAGTAATCCTAGATTTGGTGGAACAATGTTCTTATCAATGTTTAGACCACAATTAAAACAATCTATAATGACTTTATTAAACAATGCCTATCTACAAACAGAAGGTCAAGATGTTAGATAACGCCTGCTTTGAGGTCTTTCATACTGATACTGGAAATGAATTAAGGAACAAATCTTACGAGGGCATTTTAAATTCTATGTCCTTCTTGCCACGCCTTGGCTCTCCTACTATGTACTTCAATACCGCTGATAAGGCTAAAACATTTATTAATCAAACACCAGAGTTTAAAGTAAATACAGTTACTGATTTCTGTAAGCCAGGAGAGACCTTTCCACCAAGTTCTGGGGTCATAGGAATTTGGGCAAGTACTTACTTGGCTTATAAGAAGTTTTTAGAATCTGACAAAGATATATTAATAATATTTGAAGATGACATAGTTATTAGCAATAACTTTAAAACTATTGCTGAGATGTATATGAGTGAACTTATGCCTATCTGGGATTTCTTTTCATTCTTTGTTCCAGATGATTCACTATTTGCTTATAATCAATCTGAACACAATATTGGTGAAGAACATATTTGCAAATCATATCAACAATGGTCTTGTGCAGGATATGCCGTAAGTAGACGTGGTGCAGAAAAGGCTGTTGCAGATGTTGAGTCTAAAGGAATTAATTGTCCTATAGATTGGTATATTTTTAATTTTAGAATGAAACAAGAAGAAAATCAAATGAGATTTAATACATTTACAGTAAAACCACAAGTATATAAACCTATTAAGTTTTTACTAGAGGCAGCGCAGTATAGCCAAATACATATGGGTAGTACGGAACTTCTTTAGTTAGTTCCAAACACCCATAACAATTTCTACAGCAACAACGCCACCTTCTGGAGCAACTCCTGCAGTGCCTTGGGCTCCAACTGTTCCTTGAACTCCTTGTGTACCTTCACCTATTGTTCCCTGAGTTCCTTGAGAGCCAACAGTTCCCTGTGAACCAAGGGTTCCTTGGGTGCCTTGAGCGCCTGTATCACCCTTATCACCAACACGAGCAAATGTTACAAATAGATTGTCATCATTAGAGACAGATAATGTTCCAGTTACATAAGCAACTGGGACGCTAAAGTATGCGCCACCGCTCTCATGTGTGTGAGTTCCTGTAACTTGAAAGAATGCAAAACTATTTGAGTCAGTAGTTTCTGTAAACTTAATAGTTGCTTTAATTCCAGAGGTTGAGTCATCAATTGTTTGTAGTAGTTGTGAAATGTCGCTTGAATTAAA